TTCAGGGTGCCAAATAAAAAGAAGATGGCGGAATCACCCGTCATCTTCTTCTTTGATTTTTTCGCTGTCCCGCTTCAGGAAAAACCAGCCCTCCGTCCACTCGGTGTCGCTGTACTCCCCGAAGATGGCCTTGCGGAGCTGGTAGCTGTCACAATGGGACATCAGCCCCATGTAGGAGGTGACAGTTCGCTGGGCACGGTCCAGGTCGATTTTTCCCTCTGCGTACAGGGCTTGGATGCGCTTCAGGTTGCGCTTCATCCGCAGGGCTGTCGCTTTCTTCAGCCGGATGTGGTCTGGGTATATGCGGTACTGGCAGAAGTCTATCCCGTGGGATATAGGCTGGATGAAGGATTTCTTTGGGTTCAGTTCCAGCTTCAGCTTTTCAGCCATGAATCCCTCGATCTTGCTGCGCCATTCCCGAAGCTGCGCCTTGCTATCCGAAATCATTACGATGTCATCCATGTACCGGACATACTGCTTTATCTGCAGTTTGCGCTTTGCGAAGTGATCCACCTCGTTCTGGTTGACATTCGCCAGCATCTGGTTTAAGAGGCTGCCTACGGCCAGCCCCTTATCTGCGACCATTTCATCTGGAGAAACCTCTTTGACGCCCTTCCCCGGCGGGAAGCCGAATTTCTCTCCCTCGGCGTTGACGAACATATCCATGATCCACATGAGCCATGGATCGTAGTTGCACTTGCGCCCCACCAAGTCGAGGGAAACCTGGTGATCTATTCTGTAGAAGAATTTGCTGGTATCCAGCTTTTGCAGGTAAAAGCGCTTTGCGGGTTTTCCGCTCGAATCAAGGCCAGCCGCTTTCTCGATGCGCCCATCCTGCTGCATAAAATAAAACAGGCGCTGGGCCGCTGCGTCCGATCCCCGGCCTTTGATGCAGGCATAGGAATCCTCGATATACCCCCGAACGAAAGCGGGATTGATAATCTGGTAAACTGCCCATTGCACCACCCGATGAATAAAGGCTTGCCACATAATCAGCCGGTCCACCGGGTCGTGGATCACCTTTTTGCGGTATGGCCCCGGCCTGTAGGTCATGTCGATCAAGCTCTTTTGCAGATCGTACAGGTTGTCCTCCAAATTCGCGGAGAAGGCGAGAACCTCATCCCGAAAGCGCTTGTTTCTCCGAGCGTGGAGGTAGGCTTGGTACAGGTTGTCATAGGCTGTGACCTTTTCTTTGATGTGTTTGATGGATTTCATGCCTAACTCCGAAAAAGTTTCATGTGTCACGGCTCTCGCCCGGTCTGGGCTACTGGCGGCTTCCATGAGATTTGATTTTCGCCATTCCTGGCCGGGGACAGGTCCCTTTATCCCCTCTGCACTGAAACAAAGCCCATAGGCTCTGAATATCCGGCTGTGAGGGTAAAGCGGCGCGGAAACCAACATTCCAGTTACTGTTCCCGCGCGGGTTATTCAGATTGAGCGCGAACACGCCAGCCCCGGAGGTGTTCCACCAATTGCCGCCGCGCAAAGGAAGCGCCGACCTGTTCCCAAAAAATTCATGTGTCACGGCGTTCGCCCGGCCTGTGGCCGGGTTACTAACGGCTTCCATGAGGGTTTTGTTTTTTGCCTATTTGGACGGCATGGAAACAGGCCCCTTTATCCCCTCTGCACTGACGCACAGCCCGTGAGCTTTGCGTATCTGGCTTTGAGGGTAGAGCGGCGCGGAAACCAACACCCCAGTCACTGTACCCGCGCGGGTTATTCAGATAGAGCGCGAACACGCCAGCCCCGGAGGTGACCCACCAAGAGCCGCCGCGCAAAGGAAGCCGTTCGTCAGCACCGTTATTACCCCAGAAGTTATCCCCAGCGTAGTCATCCGCTGTTGCGCCATCCTCCGGGAGAAGGGCCATCGCCTGCATATACTTCTTGGTGAAATCCGAAAGCCCCAGGGCTGTTGTGCTGGCAAAGAGGGCATTCCGGCTGCTGTCGCTCTGACTGGTGATTGTCACCGCCCACTGCCAGTGGTTGGAAACAAAGTCCAGTTTCACGCTACCAGCTGTGGTACCCTGGCCGTTCGGCGCAATGAAGAGGTCATTGTAATTGGTGGCGGCGGCGTTGATGGCCCTCCACTGGGTAGAAGCGGCGCTGGTATCGCATTCCGGATCGGCGGCATTGTTGTAAGGAATCACCTGCAGTTCGCCTTTGACCAGCCGCATCCCGGATACCCATTCCCAGATGTTGCCGTTCAAATCATAAATGCCGGAAATGTCCCCGGTATCGCTCCATGTGGCCGGTCCGGTGCCTGTGGCTACCCGGCAGGTTGCGCCGTTGTTATCCTTCGATGTGGGGATAGCGATTTTCAGCGTTTCGGACGCATCTTTCCCATAGTTGTTGTTGCCTTTGGGCATCGTTCCATTCTTCTTCGCCAGCAGGGCAAGGAACGCCCACTCCGCCGCCGTGATGAGATGGTGGCCGTCCCCTTTGTTTTTGCAAGCCTGCACCGAGGCATCGAAGGTGATGTAAGTGGTCGGGTCCTCGCCGGGGAGGCTGTATGCACGGTTGCTGTGAGTCTTTGCCTGGAATTTGCCGATGGCGATCTTGTCATGCTGGATGCCGTTGATCAGGAATGCGGGGTGGATGCTGCTATCCCCGCCTGCCAGAAGCGCACTCAGCGGCTGAGCAGCGCGTTCCACATAAACGCCGGGAAGCCCCCGGTCATCGGTGATCAGCTTATTGGTCGGGCAGACCATGGAAAGGGCCAGACCTGTCAAATCAAAATTAGCCATGATGTAATTCCTCCCTTACTGTTTTGCCAGCGGCAGATCATCCACGCTCCAAAGAATCAGGGTGACCTCGCTCATATCCAGCGGCAGTGCCTCACGCTTGACGCTGCTGCGGTTCTCGCCGTCCATCGTGCCGCCAGCGGCATCCTCACCCTCTGCGGCCTCGATCTCAGTTTCGACATAGGCGATGGGCGGGATTTCCACCTGAGCCACATAATAGCGGCCCTTGCCCACGCCGATCACCAGATTCCTATCCTCATCGGCGCAGATGTCCACCTGCACGGGCCAGTCCCGCTGGCGGGTGTCGCACCTGATGGAGAGGTCATCGTCCCCGAAGATGAGCTTGTTCCCGCTCTGCTTCCAGTCGATTTTGGTGCCGGTGTTCTTCTCGACCACCTGCACATTTTTCTTTGCGGTTGCCATTAGGTCATTCCTCCTTTGATTCTGACGGCCAGCGTTACGCTGGAACCGCTACCTGTGTATGCGATTTTAAAGCCGTTCAGGGCTTTGTCGCTGACGATAATTTCGCCCACCTGCCCATCGCTCTCCAAGACCTCAGCCTCTACGCTGTAAAACAGGTTTCGGCGGGTCTGGATCATGGCAACGGTGCGGGGGCTGTCCACGCTGGAGTTAAAGGGGTACCGCTGGGTATTGGTCAGGGTGATCTCATGCAGTTCCCCTTTGATTTCAGCATCCACGCTGGCCTCATGCTCATCGTTGTGGCGCTGCTGGTGGAAGTTCGCCCATGCGAGAATCTGCGCCGCCATGGTGGCATCCTGGATGCCATTCTCCATGTTGTTGAAGTTGGTCTGGTTTTGCGGAGTTCCTTCCTGGATGATTTCCCCCGGCACCTCTGTGTGGGTGAAGGTACCATCCGGATTTGAGGTTTCGCGGTAGCGGTCCTCGTATTCCGTCACCCGATCCTCCCATCTGGTTTGCCTGTACATGGTTTAAGTTCCCTCCTCATCTTCGTGCAGGTCGAATGTGAAGCGGTAGAGGACGCCCTCCTGCACACTTTCGATTTTGATGTCCTCTGCCTTTTCCGCCCAGAGCGCACCGCTTTTGTCGTAAAGCTGGACGGTGGTGATGGTCACTTCCTCTGTGGTTTGCGGGATGATGGGGAAGTAGACCGCCACCCTGCCATCCTTCATCCGTTCTTTGCGGCTGATCTGCGCCGTATGCCAGGTGGAGCCGAGGCGGTACCGGGCATAGGAGATGGTTCGCTCCGTGTACACCTTGTACCCTTCGATTGCCTTTTCGGTCAGCATTTTGCTTTGCCTCCTTTCCGAGATTTGGATTTACAGTAGGAAGTCCCGCATACCGGCACCCGGTAATGAAAGCCTTCCCCATCTGCCTCTGTGAAAAATGCGCCGGCCATTTCCACGCCGCCGGTCGAACGATCCGGGGTTGTCCCAGCCTCCATTTGGCCACTGGCCGGGGTGGTGTAGGGCCAGCCCTTTGCCGTTGCGGAGATTTTGATGCCCTCATCCTCTGGGGTGAGGGACATCGACCTTTGCGGCACAGTTCCCGCCTCTGCTTGTCCAGCTGGGACGGATGTGTACGGGTGACCCTTGCCCTCTGCATCCAGAAGGAGGCCGTGTTCCCGAAGCTCGGCGGAGGTAGAGCGCCGAGGCTCTGTCCCAGCCGCTGTGGCGGCGTAGGGCCAGCCTTTGGTGTCCGGCGTGACGGTTATCCCTCCATCACCTATGCCGCCCCCTGTGGAGCGCTGAGGGGCCGTCCCGGCCTCTATGCGCCCTGCTGCCTCGGAAGTATATCTGAAACCGTCAGTCACCGTGTCAACCTCTACGCCGCCATCCCCGAAAGCGGGACGGGTGGATCGGTTTGGCTGTGTTCCTGCAGGTGCAGAATCGTAAGGGTACCCATCTGCCTGTGGAGCAATTTCCACCCCGCTTTGCGCCACACCGCCGCTGGTACTGCGCCATGGAATGGTACCGGCCTCTGCCTGTCCGGCAGAGGCCGATGTGTAGTTCCATCCTTTGGCGGCACTATCCACCTGCAGGTCGCTGTGATCCAATCCCCCGCGGGTGTTGCGATAGGGCTGTGTGCCATTCATCGGGGCATCGTAAGCATACCCCTCGGCGGCAGTATCGATTTCCAGGTCGCTGTGTTCCAGCCCTCCACGGGTGCTGCGCCACGGGACGGTACCTGCATAGGGCTTGCCGGTCCAGGCGCTGCGGTATTGGTAGCCGTGGCCTTTGGTCTTAATGGTGATTCCGATATTGCACTGGTAAATGAGGCCGTCCATGTGAGCGGTCAGGCGCTTGCACTGGTTTACCGCCCTGCGGATTTCCGATGCGTTGGTTCGTTCCCTAAAGCGTGAGGTTTCGAGGATTACCTGGAAATGGTACGGCTCCCCGCCATAGGTGTACCATTCCTCGATGTAGCTGCCGGGGAACACGGTACTCAGCATCTCGTTGACTGCCTTGGGGGTTCCCATGATGCCGTAAAAAGCCAGCGTCCCTTTGATGAGCGCTCTTTTGGATTCGATGGAGTAGTTGTCCCGGTAAAAAGGGGAGCGCAGCTCCACGGCGAGATAGTCCAGAATCCTTTCGTCCAGGCTGTCAATGGCCGACATAAGGCGGGTGCGGTCTGCCAGCGCCATGATGCGCTGTTTCTCCTGCCG